TAGCAAAAGTTTCAAGTGACATAGCAGCATCGTTACCAGATACTCCAATATCTCTTGCATACATTTCAAACCCACTAGCAGCTTCTGCAGTTAAACCCAGATTTCCTTGTGCAAATGCTTGAAATTGTAACATGTTTTTTTTCATGTTAGCATTCATTTTGTCAGATATTAGAAATCCGCTAGTAATTCCTTTTAAGTCTTCTGCATATTGTTGCATTTTATCATCACCATATCCGATAGCTATTCCTACTTCTCGAAGTGATTCTGCAAAATCTTGTGCGGCACCTGATGATATTCCGTATGATTTATTTAATGCTGAATTATGTTCTTCTAACCATGTTAAGTTTGCAGTTAATGATTCAATTTTTTTATTGAACACTTCATGCATTCCAATAACTTTACCCAGACCCATTGATACATCGTATTGGGTATCTGATAGATTTGCCATTGCCGTGTTATAGTGTGTCATGATATCTGTTAATCCGGGCATTGTCCGTTTTAACTCATCTAGCATATCCTGCATTCTGGTATTTTCATCACCAGCTGTTTGACCTATTCTAGATTTTGATCGTAATCTATTAAGAAGTATATGTGGGTATGCGTTCACGAAATATCCTTTTTATATAAATATTTTATATTTTACTTTTTGATTGTTCAGCTAATTGTGCAGCTCGTTGTTCTGCTAATTGTTGTTCTGATGGTTCTGGGTTTTTAATTTGATTGTATTTTTTTATCCAAAGGCGTTTAATATGCACAGGAAGATTGTATACAGTATCCCAGTCCCACCGACCATCACCGTACCAAACTAAATCAAAAAGTTGTTCGTGAAGTAGTATTTGATATGCAGGATCAAACCCAAAGAATCTCTGGTCCAATTGGAAATCGAGATACGAAGGCGCTCCCGGGTGTCTCACCTTCAAACTCAATATTAAAATCTAAGCCATACATATTTTGTGCAATATAGTTTCTAAATTTTTTAGAATCTCCAGATTTTAATATGTATTTGATATATTCATCTATGTATGATCTGTCTCGATTGCCGTTTACTTCTTGTACACTTTTAGTTACTAAATCTGATATTGGGTGTTCTGGATCTATTGACTTTGCATCGCGTAAACATAAATATTTAAATTTAATTGCATCTCCTGTGCTTTCTACGGTATAATTAAATTCACCATTATCATCTGGTTCTAATTTAAATTCGCGAGCTTGCAACGCAGATAAATCAATTTCTCTTTCTAATACGTTTAAACTAGTTGGGTGTTTTACTTGTACCGGATATAATTTACCATAACTAAATATACGAGCTGTAATGCATAATGCTTCTAAATCCGGATTAGATAAATCAGTTGCACTTACGCCTTCTGTTAATAATAAAGAATCAATTAATCGTTCTAGAACCGTTCCGTCTTGTATATAAGCCGAATTTGCTAATAAATCTTCATCGTATGATGTCATATGTCGCATTTCGACAACTCCCGCTCTCAATGGAGATGATTTAGGATATATTAATCCAAAGCTAGGAAGTACTGCGGTATATCCGGGTACTTTAGCTCGTTGTTGTTTTTCATATTGCTTTTTTGCAAGTGCAATCATGTTTTGTGTTGATACTTGATCGGTAACTATACTCATATGTATTTCCTTTTTATAACTTTATTATAAATATAAAGAACACAAAAAATGGGAGCAGTTTTGCCCCCATTCCATAATAATATAATTTCGATTAGTAATTCAAGAATGCCCAATCGTAACGAAGTGTTACTTCAATGTTAACTGCATCTTCTGTACTCCAATCCAATGAACCGAAGTTTGATTCTGTGATGAATGTTCCTTTTAAAGTCCACTCTTCAATAATTTCACCTAATGGAGATAATTGGTGCAATTTAACATCTTTTTTGTAAAATGTTGAATACCCATCTCTACCTGTTGCAGATTCATGGTGCAATCTCATCCATTCCATTACTGCTTGTGCTCCGGATGGTACAATTGCATCATACATCGTTATTCCGATTGTATTCCAAACAGTACGTCCTTTAACGTATCGTTGAACATTGATATGATCTAATGCAACTTCACCATTACTGAAACTAGGTTTTGCTGATGCTTTAACTAAATATGCTGGAATTCCATCAATTAACATGATGAATTGATGTGCTTTTTTCGGTTCCCACTGATAAGCGTTTTGCCAAAAATCTGCTTGAGCTCCGTAATCGGTTAATTTTTTATTTACTTGATCTTGTAATGCCATTTTAAAATACCCTTGTTATTTTCTTATAAATATCGGCAAAGTAAAAAAGGCAGAGCTAAACTCTGCCTAATTTATTTGTATTGCAAATTTTATTCAGGGAATGCAGCACCTGTTGGTTGAATATTGAAATCTAATATAATAAATTCAGCCGTTCTTGTAGGTTGTAAAAAGATTTGACCATACATGATATTTCTATCAATTAAGTCTGGAGTATTATTAGTATCATCCATTACGACTTTAAATATAGTTAAACCTTGTTGTGCACGTACTGATTCTAAATATGGATTCACGATGTTTAAGAAACGATTTCTAGTAGCCACATTTGATTGTTCGAATACTAAATATCTTGTTGCAGATGCAATAAATTTCTTAACCGTAATTAACAATCTACGCACATTTACGCGGTCTAACGCACTTGGTCTACCTTGTAATGTCTTTTGACCCCAAACAACTACTCCGTCATTAGGGAAAGTAGCAATAGGGTTTACGCGAGCTTCATACAATGTATTACGTTGTGCTTGTGATAATGGAGTATATGCTTCTAATACAGTCGGCAATCCTCCTCGGTTTAAACCAGCTGGCGCATACCATGGTGCAGCAAAACGGTCATTAAATGTTAATGCTCCTGGCACTACTACGGATGGCGGAACCCAAACTGGTACATTTTTTTCTCTGTTCAATATACGAACCCAAGGCCAATAAGTAGCAGTGTAATTGTTATCTAATGTTGTTACTTGATTAACTACATCTGTAATTGATTCGTTAACAATAGCCGGATCCATTACATAAAATGCATCTTGACGTGAAGTACACAAATTTCTAGCTAATCCAGTTACTACGCTATGTTTACTGTCAATAATACCAGGTGTAATTAACATGTTAAAATCATAGAAATCAGCATTTGATAATATCGAGAATGCTTTGTTATATGATTTTGTTCCTGGTGATGAGCTATTTGTACAATCAAATCCGAATGTGTTAGCTGACGTAATTTTTGCACCACTAAATTTAGGTAAATTTGGACGAGATCCATCAAATCCACCTTGTATCGGCAACATAAATTTACGAGTAGCTACCGCTACATCTGATAATGCTCCATTTGCTGCAGCATATGTTGATGTAGATGTTAATGAATTTTGAATACTACCTGAGTATGCTGCTGTTAATGTTGGATATGCTGCGTCTGCATCTTGCGATACATCACCTAAATAAAAATCTGAATTGCTTCCTGTTACTTGCCCTACATTTGGTAATGGAGCTAAATAATTCAAGTTATTTCTATTAGTAAAATCAAATCCTAAATATGTATTTGAATTATATGTACCAGAAACTTGTGTTGTATTATATGTGATTGGTGCTAAATTAACACTACCAGATGCCATTGGTATTGGAGAAGCTGGTGCTCTAAATCCGAATGGTACTAATGTTTTTTCATTAGTTTTATTTTTTACACCATCTGCTGCAACTACGCGAATATATTTTGATACATTTGGATAATCACCATTAATTACAATATCACCATTATCAGATACGCTAATATATCTGTCACCAATACGGCGTACGATATAATTTGAAGAATCTGGATCTAAATTTACATTTAAATATGTTTCTACGATATCAGGTGTACTATCTGTATCTTGAGATGAATATGGGGAGTTAGGTATATTTGATGTATTAATTCTTCTTACTTCAACTGTAAATTGTCCATATCCATTTGGATCAGAAACTTCAGATGCTAATTTAATATCACGTATACCAACTTTAACATCAGAGTTAACAGCTGTCCCGTGAGATAATGTAGCAAACTTAAATAAGTTTCTAACTGCGGTACCAATTTTTTGTGATGTTACATATGGTGTTTCTGCTGCTGCATAATCTGTCGTAATTGAATAGTTACTAATAATACCTAATGACATAGTAACTGCACCTAAATTATTAAATAAAGATGTTGCACTAGGATGTTCGTATTGAACATATACTGGATAATCAATTGATTTTGGCGATTTTCCAAATATTTTAGTAATATAGTTAGTTGCTGAACTATTAATTGATGCTGAATATGCAGTACCATTAGCATATGATGTTACGCCAGATACGTCTGTATTTGCAGTGTACGAACCTGATAATATTAAATTAAAACTACCAGATGTTGATGTGGTTACTACTGATGTTTGAAGAACGTCTGTAGCATTACTAATATGTTTTAATCCGACAGTTGGATGTAATACGTGTGTTACATATTTAACTGACGCGGATTCTGCCATGATAGCTAATGATCCGTTTGATAATGCATATCCATCTTCATATAAAAGACGAACTACTGTTAATGTATCTCCATTTCTCAAATATTCCTCTGCTGTAAATGGTACATACGATTCATCAGTGTATGATCCAAATATTTGTTGAAATTCTGAGTATGAAGAAATAGTTGTTGGTACAAGTGCAGGTCCTTTTATGGTAGGTCCTACTACTACCGCACCGATTGCTCCGATTGCTGCCGGTAAAAATGATTGATCTACCTCATTGGTAAATACCCCCGCGGACACAATTCTTTCTGCCATTAATTACTCCTTATAATTTATTTATATATAAATATGATTGAATTATTCCTGACCTAAGTCTGTTGGTATAAATGTGCCGTCTGCAATGTTAATTTGACCATCGCCGTAACGTTCTTTTAAGGATTCAATTAATTTAGATTCTTGTTCTCTTAGTTCTACGAATTGTGTTAACAATGTTGCTTTTCTTTGTTCTAATGATTTTTTTTGTGTTTCTAAAAATTCTAATTCAATTGTAATTGATCCAATCATATTAGTATTTTGTGTAAATTCATCTCGTAGTTTATTAATTTCATCTACGTGTTCTTTGTCTAATTTTTTAACCATGGTTATAACTTTCTTTTTTTAATTAATGTATTTTTATTATATGTATTTTATTTTAAAATTCAAACCTAATTAATTACATGATCTATATTAATTAGTTCATATGAATACGTAATAGTATTAGTATTCATTTGTGTATAATATTGTGTTAGTTTATCCATAGCAGATTGATCTGTATCTGCTTCAACGAATTTAATCTCCATTGACTCCGTTTTTTTTTCAAATTGATCTGTTAATTCCGTTATCAATTTTCGAATATTCATTATGTACAACATAATTTTAAACTTTCATATTTTAATTAAAATTATTTAAAAAATCTTTCAACTAATACATGTATATCACCCCCGTATGTAGTATTACTTCGGAACCATGTCATCCTATAAAACGGCCAATCTTTATCAGAACCAGCACTTATTGTACAATCTAATCGCTGATCTGAAAGTATACCGGTTGTAAATATATCAGTTAATGTATTAGTTAATAGATCGACGGTTGTTTTAGTTGACGTACCAGTTGGTTGTATTTGAACTTGAATACGACCGGCTGCTGGTGCTGTTAATATAGTTAATTCGGGGTCGGTTCCTGATGTATCATAACTAATTTGTATGTATTTATCTGTATAAATATTTGTTTGGTCTGCTAAATATGAAAATGAAGTAAACTTTGAAACTGCTACCCCCATATGAGTTTTACCAGAAGATCCGGAACTCAATGGTACAATGATAGAGCTAGATAATTCACTACTTCCAGTTATTGTTAACGATCCAGTAATAATTGTGCTACCATTAACATCTAATGTTGCATTCGGTGTTGTTTTTCCAATACTAATACGACCATTTGCAGAAGAACCACTTAGTGGATTAGACACCATATCGGAATTTGTACCAGTTCCGAATAATACTCCCCCAATATTTATACTATTTCTACTACCAGATGGTAACATTAAATTATTACCAATTATTATATTATTCGATCCTAATACCGGAACTACATCTTCATATCCTGCCTGATATCCTATAAATATTGAATATGATGCATTAGTTGCATAACCACCTGCAGCCTGGCCGATAAAGTTCGAGTATGCTGCATTAGTTGCTTCTATACCCGCAGCAAATCCTATAAAATTCGAAGATTCTGCATTTGTTGCAGTATTACCAGCTAAATACCCGATGAAATTTGATGCATCTGCGTTAGTAGCATTTTTACCAGATCCAGACCCTATAAATATTCCTTGTGCGGTACTAAATCCAGAAGTTGGTGGGTTAGTTGAATATAATGTAGTTCCAGATGTTGCAATACTACCACCGCCGCCACCAGCAGCACCATATGATAATACGCCAGTTGTTGCATTATAGTAAACTGCATCTGCGGTTGTAACAGAAGGTAATGAAGTTACTGTTAATGAACCGGTAATAATTGCATCGCCATTAACATCTAATGTTGCATTTAATGGAGTGTTACTACTATAATCAGTGCTAGTTTTATTAATACCAATCCAGCCGGAACCGTTAATAACAAATCTCTGTGTGTTTACATCTTCATCGACTACTCGAAGTAAATCAGTATCACCAGCACCAAATATTGCAACGCCATCTTCTGTTATTTTCAATCCGCCGACATCCTGGATACTAGTTCCGGCTGTTTGTATGATTAATCCATTGTAATCATTACCACCATCACCATATGTCCAAACTGCTGATGTTGTTCCTGGCGCTAAAGAACCACTAATTGGTCTAGGACCGGCGCCGGTAAATATATTTGAATATGCATTTGGTGCACCTATAATATTAAAATTTAATGATCCAGATATACCAACAGAACCTGTTACGGCTAATGATCCGGTAATTTGTGCAGAACCAGTATATGGAAATGCATTTCCGCTGCCTACTGCGCCATATGTTAATGCTCCTGTAGCTGTATCGTAATAAATTGCGTTTGCAGTTGTGGCTGATGATAATGTCGGTAATTTTAATGATCCGGTTATTTCATATGATCCGGATAATCTAGTACTCCAATTGGCAGATCCACTTGAATCCTGATCCACTAATACTTTACCAGCAGCTTCTGTACCATCTTTTAATTGAACTGAATAATTAGATCCTATTCCGGGATCGCCGGCAGCTTCAAATTTACCACCCAGCCAGATTTGACCATTAAATCCAGTATCCGCAGCTTCAGCACGACCATATACACCTATACCAGTTCCAGAACCATCAGTCGAACTAATACCATATACGCCAGCATACCCAATTGATAAAGCATTACCAACCATACCATGATTATTAAATCCAGTACTTCGTATACCAGTCCAACCATTTGTATCGGCAACTACAATTAATTTAGTGTTAAATCCAGACAAACTATTAGTACCAATTCCAACACTACCGGTAGAATCGATTATAAACGGTGTATTGTCAGGATTTGAACTATCTTCTATTACAAATGCATTACCCGCGCCTGTTTGAGTAATTCTAACCAAATTATTTGATGATGCCCCGTTAATTAATAATCCAGATGCGGTGATATTAGTTGTTACTTGTAATGATCCAGTTATACCTAATGAGCCTGTAATTAATGCAGATCCGGTATATGGAAATGCATTACTAGTTCCACCGACACTACCGCTAACTGCAGTTGTGATTATATTACCAGACGTGTCGAATGCTAAATACCCAGCCGGTGTACCTGAAAATGATTGTGAATTGGTATATGCTGGTAACTGCATTTGAAGTGTATGCATATTCCAAGTAGCAACTTCGCCAGTACTACCTGCATTCGTACCTTTTAATACACGTAAACGGTTTTGGTATAAATCAATGAATGATGCCGAAGGATATGTTACTCCTGGGGCGTTAAACCCTATTTGCCCGCCTTCATTTACTGCGTCTCTTGCTCCCAATGTTAATGTGTTTTCATTAGGTCCTATAGAACTAGATGCGACAGTCATCGTGCCTGTTATTAATGTCGATCCTACTACGTGTAATGGAGCAGATGGTGTCGATGTACCTATACCTACATATCCTTGTGTACTACCAGATCCTTGTATATGAATATCAGGTGTAGTTCCATTTGCATCTTTTCCGGCATAGAATCGTATATAATCTTCTTTAGTATTATCACCATAGTTGATAATATTCAACCCGTTTGAATAATTTGATGCATATATAAATGAATCAGTTACTTTACCATATCCAGGATATGAAGCTTCGATCGGTCCTCGAATACCAAATTGTAAACTAGCTTGCAATCCGGCCGAGCCCGTCGGTGTTGTTATTTGATGTCGAATTAATTCATCTGACGACCCAGATAATTCTAATAGTTGTCCAGCTGCGTTATTATCATCATATAGTAAACTTCCACCATTACCTACTACATGTAGTTTTCCGGCCGGTGTCGTTGTACCGATTCCTAAGTTTCCATTAGCACGCATTGTCATTAATGCAGTTCCGTAATTATTCCATTGAAATAATGGTCTAGTTACTACAGCAGCTGCAGGGAGCCTTGAATCAAATATAGATATTGGAGTTGTACCGGTATCTGTAGTACTAATACCTACCGCGTATAATCCAGCATATATACTCGAATTCCTACCTTCTATAGTTGGAACATAAACTGAATCTATAGTAGTACCGTTATATATTCTAAGATAACTACTCGTATCATCGGCAACTTCAAATCTTGCTATAGATTCTTGAGTTGCAGTTACGGCCGGAGCCGATACAGTTAACATTGATGGTGCACCGGACGTACCTATACCAACAGTACCAGACCCGGATATAACAACAACTGGTGTGCCTGAACTATTATTTGCGGTACCTTTGGTAGAAATTAATAAACTTCCACTTAAATTACGCATTGATATATCATTACCAGATCCAGATATCTTGAAGAATAATCTAGTTGATTGCATATCATTGCCAGCATTCGCATCAGTATCTATTGTAACTCCAGAGGCGCCAACTCCTCTTACTGTTAACGGACCATATGATGATGTAGTGCCTATACTCGTATTACCAGCATTATCAATTATAAATGGGGATGCATCTGGGTTGGTAGAATCGTCTACTAGGAATGAATTATTAGTAGATGTGTTTTGTATGTGTAGTGATGCAGATGGAGTTACTATACCTATACCAATACGACCATTTGTTATAGGAGTAGTTAAATTGTTACCTGATGTTGTACCATATGTACCAGATATGAATAATACTCCTCCTATATTTGCATAATTAGAATATCCATTTGGCAATGAAATATTTGTACCTATTATAATATTATTTGTACCTAATGCGCCCCATGATCCAGATCTACCAGATGCATAACCAATAATATTAGAATATGATGCAGAATATTGTTGTTGTCCTGCTAGATAACCAAAAAAGTTTGAGTTATTCGCATATGTTGCTAAGTAACCTGCTCTGTATCCAATGAAGTTAGAATATTCTGCAAAGTCAGCTCCGGATCCCGCACTATGATTTAAAAATGTTGAATATGATGCTACTGTTGTATTATACCCGGCTCTGTATCCAAGTGCAATTAAATATTGAGACCCCGATGACAAATAACCGGCTTCTTGGCCTATTATTATACTACCAGTTAATGGAAATTTACTTCCTGCTGTTGGATCTGCGGAATATATAGTAGGGAAACTAGTAGATCCGGAAGATTTAATTACGGCATATGAAGCCGTACCTTGTAACGAGCCTGTAAATGATGTTGCAGTCAATGAACCAGTTAATCCATATGAACCAGTTAATTGGCGTGAATTAGTCCAGACGCTACCACTTTTAACTAATAAATCGCCATATGATGCAGTTGTAGTTGTGTCAGTAACATCATGCAATTCATTCATCTCATATCCGTTATCTATTCGAACATACATTGAACCATTAATGGACTGTTCTCGAATTATTTGTCCTAATCGTACTGCATGAAGTGGAGCTTGCGGTGCTGTACCTACTATAGAACCTTGTGCACCTAAATACACCAATTGTCCAGATGTAAATGCACTAGTATTGATGCCTGTCAACACACCTTCAGTAGTTACATATCCTTGATTTCCGGATGCAATAGTTTCTGATGCAATACCTAGGGTATTTGCTGAAAATGCGTCACTTTCATATGAAGCCGAAACTACACGCGGGATATCGCTTGAATTTCCTGAAGCTGTTATGTGAACAACTATGCCTTTAGATATCGTATATCCAGATTGATTTAAAACTAAAATACGATTTTCGGTAGTTGCTAATGATAATGATGACGTTGCAGCATATGATGCTGATATTACACTATTTGCGCCCCATGGGCCAAATACTCTAGATGCTGTAATATACGATGCAGTTAATGCAGATGTTGCAGTTGCTTCTACAGTACCTTGACCACTATAAAAAGATAATACTCCGGTAAATCCATTATATGACAGATCTTGTGTATTAACTATTTCAGCCGCTGCGGATGGTGTATTTTGACTATCAACCATAGTCAAGAAATAAGTACCAGTTCCAATTGTATTTTGTACATTAATAGTCGATGCAGTAGCAGCAGTTGTCGACGTTGTGGCAAATGATGCACTAATCGAATTTCGAGACCATGACGAAGTTCCTTGCAAAGAACCAGTAATACTAAGTGCATTTAATGATGCTAATTCGGCGTTTGACCCCGAAAGAATGACTTTTTTCCAAGATGGCATATTTATAATCCTTTAAAAGATGTGGTTAGATACATACACTTATGCCGTGTATATGCCTACTTCCTTTCGGCCTACATCGATAATTTATTATAAATATGTTTGTTATTTTTTTGTAGGTATTTTTTCTTGGCGTTCTATTTGCTGTTGTGCAATTAAACCTTCTAATTTATCTTGTAACATTGCAATTGGTTTTGCATCTTTACCCTGTATGGTAATAACATTTAACGCGTGTCGCATTACTGTTAATTCATCAATTGAAAATAATTCATTCATAACTTATTTATTTTAATTTTAAATATTGTTGTTGTAGTTTATATACTGTGCTATATACTTCTTCTACCTTTTCACCTTTAAATGTAGAATCTTTAATTAGTAACAATAAAAATTCTAATTCAATTTTTGATAGTGAAAATTCCTCCCCATTATCAGGAGAGGAATTCGTTTTATTTTTATCTATAAGTGCCATATAACTAATTTAATATTATTTATGAATACATCCAAATTTCACCAGTATCAGTTGATACCCAAGTATTACCATATCCGGCAGAAGCACCACCATATGCTGGTCCGGTTGCGTCAGATGGTTTAGAAGCTGCTGTACCATATTGTGTGGTATTTGAATATGCGGTAATAGTTCCAAATGCAGTTGCAGTTCCACTCAACGCATCTTGATATACCCATCTATCAGTTGTGTCGTCATATCCAAATGCATATCCCGAACCATCAGCTGCGGATTGTATAACAATACCACCATCGGTAGCCGAAGTTGACCCAGATGCTAATAAAATAAATTTATCTTCAACTAATAAGTTTGTAGTATTAATAGTTGTAGTAGTACCGTTAACTGTTAAATCTCCAGTAACTGTTAAGTTATTTCCGATAGTTACATCATTTGGCAATCCAACTGTAATAGTTTGGCCAGATACTGATGTTTCTACTTCATTAGCAGTACCAGCAATAGTTAATGTTTGCGATGCTAATGCTACTGTGCTAGGTCCTCCCGATCCTGCATCAATATTTAATGAAGATACCAATCCTGTTAATCCACTACCATCACCTTTAAATGACCCGGTAAATGAACCAGTTAATGATGACGCAGCTCCTGTTAATTGTATTGAAGATGCTCCAGATACTATAGTACCATTATCAGTTAAACTAGATACGGCAAATTTATTTGCGGTATTATCCCATTTAGTAATTGCATTTGCTGTTAAATCTGCAGCTCCTGATACTTGTACTGTTACGGCAGCTGAACCATTAAATGTACCAGTCGATAATCCTTCGCCGAATGTCAATGTATTAGCTACTTGCGCTGCGGTTGCTGCAGCTGACGCTGATACTACACTATTAGAACCATATGGTCCGAATACTCCAGATGCTGTTATAAATGATGCTGTTTGTGCAAATGATGCTGAATTAATTAGTCCAGTAAATGATCCTTGAAATGAACCACTAAATGAACCTGATGCTGATAAACCAGTAGCTCCTGTAGTTGCGACGATATTACCCGTACCATTGATTGCAGTCGTTGATAAATTGGCTGTACCCCCACCTATAACAACTTGACCTAATGTTAAGTTATCAACGGATAGTGTAGTTAAATTTGCATTACTACCAGATACTATGACCTTTTTCCATGATGCCATTATTTTATTCCTATATTAATATTACTTTATCTTTTATATAAATATACGTTAGTTATGTTTCCAGCCCGACAAAAAATGAGCCGGATGTAAAATACATACCACCAACTGGCGCTGGATCTGTTAATTCTACACTTTGTGTTGCTAATACTATAACGCCAGATTGAGTAACTCGTAATATTGTTTGGCCGGCATTCTTTATCAAAAATATATCATTTTTTGTATTTACTTCTGCACTAATACTTCCGGTAATGATTCTGTAATTGTCTGGCGAATTTAATGCTGTTATTGCTAATGAAGCAGTAATATCATATAATCCGGATTTTAATTGTCCTGGTTTAAATTGTCTAGTATTACTCATTACGACCACCTTCCATTAATTACGATTAAATCTGCAGATTCTATAGTATATCCTAATGCGGTTGTATCAAATATAATAGTTTGAGTAGTTAATGATTCTGGAGACCATGTATATGCTGCTTTATCAATATATTGTCCGTTGATATAAATATCAAATTCATTAACAGTTGCTGGTTGTGATGTTACAGGATTGATTGCTGCAGTTGCATTAACTGTTACTGTTGTTGAATTAACATATGTTGCTATTTGGTCAGTTAATGATGTTATATACAGCATAGTTGCTGCATTTATTGTAGTACCACCGCCACCTGACTCAGATGCCCCTGGCATATTAATTTGTACCGGAGTTCCGCTAAATATCTGTTGAGATACATTTTGTAATACTAATGGTACTGTAGTAGATTCGAAAACATTAACATCCACATCTAATACCGTATCATATACCACTTTTTTAATAGAATACATTTTTTTCAATGTAGATACGCGAGCTTCTTGTTCTGATAATAACGTTCCTTGAACCGTTAATGGAATTGTTGCTCGAACTAAACGATCTTCCCCGGCTGTATTAATCGTTTCAAAACTAATACTGCCTATTGCAGTTGCAAATCGATTACCTTCATTTCCCCATAAATAACGACCATATGGTAATATTTGATCTACTACATCATTTAATTGAGTAGTAAAATCACACCACAACATCATTTCATATTCAATTGTCATATATTTTGGTATATCTACTATGTATATAGTTTCTGATGAAGCTGGTTGTGTTTTTGGTATTGGATATAATTCATCTTCATATCGATTTCTAGGATTATATCGTTGTCTAGTTGCTAAAAAGTTTTGATCTGGCATTCGATTAACATCGAGTGTCTTCATATTATCTCGCTCAACTGCACTACTACGTTTTAACATGATTAAAGGAGATTGTAACATTCCTTTTTCATCTCGTATATATCCTAATCTACGTACATTATCCCATTTCTCCCCATTTGCAAAAATTACTGGAACCGGTATAGTTGTATTATCAGCTATAATTTGAGGACGTATTTCATTATCAATATACCATTTAATTGCAAAATCGATATCATATAATGTGCGTTTTTTTGTTCGTATAACATCGTCATCACGTCGTGTTTGATTAGCTCGATTTAATAAAAGATCAGGAGTTAACCCCTCCGTTATTTCAGGAGATGGTTTATTACTTTTTCTGTCAATATCTTTTTTATTATATCTAGGCATTATTTATTGTCTCTATATCCAAATTTATTATCGCCACCGCGACGAATATTTTTTATACTTTGTGCAGTTTGTCTTGTTGCGTGGGTGTTACACAATACTGATACGCTATATCCATGCTCAGAACCATTAGGCCAAGTTTCTGGATTTTTACCGGCAAAATACTGATTTGCATCTGTATTATCAATTTCGTAATATTCATTATCCCAAAATATAATATCACCAACTTCAGGATAAAAACTTGCTCGCTCTAGTATATCTCTAGTAATAGCAAATTGTGCAGTACGTGTATATGAATGGCCGTAGTCATCCATGCTTGGTGTTTTTTCATCTTTAGTTACTAAACATGGAATTAATATTGAATCATAATAAGATTTAGATGAAGATTCTCCATATATGTTAGAATTGCTAGATTCAACATGTAATTTAAAAAATTCAATTTCTGTATCTATTATTGCATTAATTACTTCCGCATTAACAGATGCTATTAATTTTGCATCTCGTTTTCCACCAAATAGTGCCATCCATTACCCCACATATATTTTTAACGGAACTTTTGCCAATATCTCATTCATTTGAGTAGCTTCTGCATTTTGTCTCGTTAGCATTTGTTCTTTTGTTAATTTATCTAAAAATTCTCGAAGTTGTGT